CCTAGCCTCTTCTGAGTTGTTTTATGACCTGAAGAAGGGTTCTGAACTGTTCGGGCATCCTATTCCTGTTCTCACAGATTCCATTGTTCGAAGTCTAGCTGGTGTAGCTGATGACGATCAATACGACTCTCGTACCATCAAAGAGGGTGTGGGTATGGCTATCATCATTCCTGATGACCAGCAAATACCTAGTAACATGTTGTACCAAGCGGATATGCAGGGTCTTCAGCACCTTAGAGACGTAATTTTTGGTGATTTGATGTCGCTCATCTTCTCTATGGCTCAGGTTCGGGACAAGTCCATTGTTAAGAGCAATGTATCGGGCTCTGCTAAGAGATTTGATAACGTAGAAGAACAAGGGTTACTAGCGTCTACCGCTATGGACATGGAGATGATAGAGATGCAGGTGCTTAGAAGAATGGCTAAGGTTCGTGATGAGGACTACGAAGGATACGGTGTAACCTATTCGAAACATTACGACTTGTCCAGTGCGGATGAGATATTCCAAGACATTACAGAAGGAATGCAGTACCACGCAATGTCTCTGCCTCTCATTAAGAAGTTGACCAGTGAATATATGCGCAAGCGTTCCATGCCTCAAGAAGATATTGAAGAAGTAATGCAACATTTTGATGATTATGGTATGCCCAAAACGGCTACTGACTTAAGGAATTTAGTGGATATTCTTCCACAAGAAGAACTTCAACGCCAAGCACAAGTTGGTATTGAAACACAAAGCGAGCAATAATTAACTTATAATCACATTATGAGCGAACAAAACATAGAGCAAGTTGAAGCTCCTGATTCAACACTAGAGGAGACAACCTCACAAAACACCGTACAATCACAACCAGAGTTCGACAAAGACAAGTTCTTTCGGGGTGCATACAACGAAGGAAAGAGTAAGGTCGAAAAGGACGTTGTTAGTAAGTTCTCTGAATTATTGGGAGATAACGTTGAGTCATTAGACGATGCCTTTTCTCGCATACAACAGACTATTCAGCCTAAGCAAGAAGAGAAGGGCGAATCTGAAAAGCTACGTGAACTGTTGCAGCAATATCAGCAGGAAGCTGAATCTGCAAAAGAGCAATTAATGATGACTCAAATGGAGAATCGCATAAATACTGAGTTTCAATCAGCGTTTGGTGCACTCCAACAAGATAATGAACTGACTTTACGTCAAGACTATATAGAGCAACTGTTCTATAACGAGTACGAGATTGAGGAGAGCAACGGACAGTTTTATGCCGTTAAAGACGGTGTACCTGACCTAGACGCTCAAGGCAACAGAAAGTCAGTGGCTAACTCACTCGTTGAGTTTGCTAAACAATTTGCGAAGCCCAAGAAAGTGGGCGCTGGCGGAGCAACTGGTGGTACTCCAGCTAGTAGTGAAAGACCTAGTCGAGCAGAGTTTCAAGAACTTGTACGCTCGTCTAATCCAGCAGACCGTGCTAAGGCTGAGGAGCTCTTCGGAGCGATGAAAGCAGTAGGCGGTTGGGCTGAACAAGCGTAAATCCATCTTATTATGGTTAGGCAAAACCTTAATTGTCATGTTCTGGTCATAGCGACCCAAAAGCTAAAATATAACCTTATACCTATAATTTAACTTTTATAAAGACATGGCAATTAATAGTAATTTTTCCATCTACGAACCAGAGGCGTTTGTTGAGGTTGCATTAGCCAACCAATACCCAGACCGACCAATGGTATCTAAAGCCGTTACTAACGTAGCTGGCGCATCAATCGAAGGTCTCGTTGCAGCTCGTAACAAGACTGTAAGCATTACTCGTGCAGTAAAGCCTACTGGTTCCGCTTCTTCTTACTCAGGCAGCTACTCTCTAGGTACTCCTGACGCTAACGAAGAGCAACTAGTAATCAACAAGCACTACTACTCTGGATTTAGCATCGACAAGGCTGACCAGAAGTTTGCGCTTCCTGATTTAGTACAACAGCACTTCGTGCCAAGACTACACCAGCTTATTGACCAAATCAATAGTGATGTAAAAGCAGAAGCTCGTAAGGCTTTTGAAGTAGCTTTCGCTGATAACAACACTGACTCTACTGTAATGGACGACAATGACCTTGCAGAAGCTAGAAGAATCATGGCTTCTCGTAAGTTCACTACCGATAACCTAATGATGGTTATTGACCCATTCGTAGAGAAAGACTTAACTACCCTAAACATCTTCCAACAAGCTAACACTCGTGGAGATGCTGGTATTCAGTTAGGTGGAGCTATGGCTCGTGCGTATGGTTTCGACTTCTTCGTAGACAACGAAGGAAGTAGCCACACTGCGGCTACAGTAACTGACGCTGTTGTTGCTGCTAACGAAGCTGTAGGACAAACTGAAATCACCATTGATGATGGTTCTGGCGGTGCTGCAACTGTATCTCTAGCTGAGGGTGACATCATTACTTTTGGTTCTGCTAAAGGCACTGATGACTTCTACACTGTTCAGTCTCAAACAGGAACTGTATTAACTCTAAAAGAAGAGTTACGTGCTGCTGTTTCTGATAACGCTACTATCAACCCAGTTGATATTGCTTCTGGTGACACTGGTCGTGAGCAGTTCTTCTACGACCCATCTGCCCTTGCCTTAGTAACTGCTGTAATGCCTTCAGTGGATAGCGGTTCAGGTTCAGGCGTTCGTAGAGCTGCTGGTTTCGAGCCAATGAACAACGTAAATTACACGTTGACTGTAGAAGAAACCAAGTCAGGTGCTGACATACTTATCGAAGTTCTTTACGGAACTAAAGTATTCAGACCAGACCTAGGTGGACGATACATTCGTGGTAACGTAGCTAAAGCGTAAGCTACACTCTAACAACAAAATTGGGGGAAATGTTGTCATCTTTAACAACGTCTCCCCCTTTTTTTAACTACACACAAAACAATACTCATGGCGTTTAGCGACTTAACCCTTACTAGAAACAATATTGATGCACTAGAAGAGCTAACGTTCAAGGGCGTTAACGTCACTACGGGCACTACCGTGCTCAATCTATCAGAGAAGGATAACCTAATATTAGGTAAAGCAATTAAGCTCCTTAAAACGGATATTCTTGAGAATCTAAGAGAATACATAAATGATTCTACGTATGCTACAGAGACAGCGTTATTAGACGCTATACACGCTGCGGACTCTGAAGAACTTCTTGTTGACTTGCTTTCATACAAATTTTTAGAGTTGTGGTTTGCTCAAGACGCAACCCATCAAGATAGCTTTTCATTTACTAAAGCTGGTAAATACTACCAAATGTATAATCAATATTTAACAGCTAACCTTAGAAGGTTAAGTGGTTTACTTACTAAACCAAAGACCACTCCTAGAGTTAGATTTATGAGCTTGTATTGATATGACAATAGGAGAAACAGTAACAAAAGATTTAATAGATATGCTTGGGCGTATGCCTAAAGAAGTACTTACTGATGTTGGGCGTGAGTACAAAGAATCTATTTGGCAAACATCTCGTAAAGGCAAACAACCTGATGGTTCTGGTCGTGAAAAGCTAAACCCTAAGTACAGAAGAAGAAAAGTAAACAAGGGTGTACAACCTATTCGTGACCATTATTATTCAGGCGCTGCGTTTCGTGAGTTCAACTACAAAGAGTCTGAAAACGCTGTTGGCTTTGGTTATGACAACGCTAAGGTATATGGTTACATGAAAAGCCATCAAGACAAGGCTGAGTCAGGTCGTGCAACGGCTATGTATCCCATAGAGAAAGATAGTGGCTCATCCGAACAAAAAGAAGTCATACAATTCGTAGAGAACCGCATATTGGATACACTAACTCAGCCTAGAACGATTCGTGCTAGTGCTACAACCGTTGTGAGGTTATAAGTGGACAGAAACGCAATACTTAGTGGGTACGTAACGAGCTTCAGCTCCTATTCATCCTCAGACGCAAGACCAACCGTTGAAAAGGTATTGAAATATAGTGGAAATAATATCGATATTCAGAAACGTGCAGACATTAAACGTGAAGTGGTCGTATTTAAACTTCTTAGTGGTTTAAGCGATTATAGATTGAATGATGAAAAACCTAGTGAATTGAACCAACGGTTCCAAGCGCTAGTATATATTGAACAGCCCGATTCGCATAGCTTGAAAGACACGATATACGATAGGGCACTTGAAATTAGTGACCAGCTGTTTGATTGGGCAACCGAGACGACAGCATCAGACATTAACAGTGACTTGTGGACGCTCACAGTTACTGGTGTAGATAGTATCGAAGAGCAAGATGGATACTTATCTACAACCGTAAATTTTGAAAGTATAATCCAAATATCCTAAACTAAACACAAAAAACAATGGCAAAGTTAATATTTGAATACGCTGAGATTCTTACATCTGCTGGAGCATCACAAGGTACTCCCGAGTTTATTAAGAATATCACAGTAGAAGGAGTCGAAGTAGGACTCGAACCTGATACGGTAAACGTAGAAGACAATCGTGAAATATACGAGTCTTATACTGGTCGTATTGTAATAAGAAGCAAAGACACTAATTTTACTCAAGTAGGTGGCTCTGGAGCTACCACAGCTATACTTGATAGTTCTCTTGTTTCAACTGATGGAACTGTTCCAACTGAAGGTAGATTAAGACTACACGGTAAAACAGGTTCTCATGACATCACTACTGCAACCACTTATATTCAGGGGCACAACGCATTTGATAACGGTAGACTTGAAACTGTTTTAATTGCTCAGGCTTCTGACGTAGACGGCGAAGTAGCTATCGCTGTAACGGCTCCTGCATAAGAATCCTAACACTTTAACTGGTAACGAATCATGCCTACGCAACTAAGCAAACTAGCTTTGGTTAATACTTCTGACCTCACAGAAACCTTACAGTTTTCAGTGGTTCAAGAAGGTGCGGCTGAAGCGTCTCGCCAAGTTATTAGCATTGAACCTAACACACAGGTCATTGAGAATAACCGTGAGATAATCACTAGCAAAAACTATAACATCACCGTTACTGGGGTATATAGCCAATCCGCTAAAGCACAGTTGTACACGTGGGCAGACGCTCAAACCAACCTAGTGTTCACTGGATATGGATTAGACGACTCCATTCTTCAGATGGAAGGAACCCTACAAATCAATAAGGGTTTTGAGGACAATATGTCCTTCCGATTCTCTAGTGCACGTGAAGCCAAAGGTGGATACGATTCCACTACGGGTAAGCACACAGCAGAGATGTCCTACGTGAAGAATGGATTAGCCTTGTATGGTTGGCAAGAGGGTTCTACTACTGACTTAGCAGCAGGGTGGACAGACACTATTGATACGCTAGACTTCACTGCGGGCGTTCAAACCATAACAGACGCAGCAAGCTCTGGAGGAATTATGTATCGAGACATACATTTTCCGTTCCCAGCTAAGGTGTTGACGTTTAGTATCAATGTAACTGAAGATTCAGCTACTAGCCCAGTAATCGGGATTCAGTGTTATGATGACTCTGGTTCGACTACTGGTGTACAAGCAACTACAAACATTAGCGGAACAGGTGTTCAAAACGTAAGTAAAACACTTGTTGCTGCTTGTGAGTATGTTAGAGTCTCTGTTGAGATTGGAGATGACGACACACTCAAGTTTAAAGAACCGACCCTACAACTTTCTACTGATTATGAGTTTGTAGAGTTTAACACTTAATAACCCTAAAATAAAGCGAGCAATTTATGGGACGTATTACAAAAGTAACGGGCGAATTTATGGGGGTTCGGTTTGAAGTCAAGCCGACCCCTATTCGTTTTGATAAGGTAGTCGAAGAGCGTAGACAAATGCTTCTTGACTGGTATAAACAAAATCACCCTAAAACTCATAAGAAGGTTACCAACGATAATCTTTCTATTGATGATTACACGATGGAAGACCTTGATGCACTAAACGCGTGGCGTTTGGACGAAGAGTTTCGTGCTAAGTATTGCCAATACACGGCACAGCACTGCATGAAGCTCGATAAAAAAATTACTGATGCCACTTGGAAATCAGATGACTTGGAGCTTGGAACGCTTGAGGAAGCGTGGGATTTTTTTACGAACAGGCGACAAGTACCTTCCAATGGAGTCGGAGTACTTTAGAGTCATTAGACTTGCTCGCACCTAATGACCTAGTGGTTGAAGTTGGCGGTGCATACACATACTACTGTTATGTACTTGCCGACTTTAATCCATTGCGAGCGAAAGAACTTGAAGCCGAGTGTTCCATAGAAGACATAACTAAGGCTATGATGGCTCGTGAAGCGTACCATAAGCCTAAAAACGAGTAAACAACTATGCCTGATTTAATATATAACGTCAAGTTTGAAATTGACCAAGCATCCGCAGAAAAAGTCGGGCAAATCGTTGATACTTCCAACGCTCAGGACATTAAACTTCTTCAGTCAGAGCTAAATAGACTAAAGGCTACTATAGAGAGCCTTTCTAGCGCCCAAGACCAAAATACCAATTCTAAAAATAGGTCTAACAACGCCACAAAGAACGAGGCTAAGTTTATAAATGAGTCTATAGATAGATATAAACAATTAGCGCTAGAAAATACATCAGTAAAAAGAAGCATCGACCTTAAAAGAGAGGCAGCTAAAGGCGATTTACAGGTGGTTCAGGAAACTAATGTTCTTGCTGAACAAGCGATACAATCTTTAAAAGAACAAAGAGCAAATGTAGATTCTTTACTGCAATCAGAAAAGCTATCCGCCACTCAAAAGAAAGAATTAACCTCTTTAAATAATACTCTATTAAGTCAAGAAAAACAGTTAGAGTCTGCTATAAACTCAGGGACTACAGCGATACAAAAGAGCGCCAAAGAAGCTGAGAAGTTAGTAAAAGAAAAAGAAGACATCGCAAGAGCAACAGCTAGGGAAGATAAAGCAGTTGAAAATGTAGATAACACGCTAGGAGAAGCTATCGGCTCTTATAAGAGAACGGTTAGTGAGCTTAAACTACTTGAAACTGAGCTTAATAAGTCCTTGCAAGTTAATGGCAGGTTTGGAGATGAAACGCTAAAGGTAGCCCAAAAACTAGAAACTAAATCTGAAAAGGTTCAAGAAGCAGGGGTAGAGCTTTTGCGATTAAGCACTAGCTCCGACAGAACAGAAGAAGAACTTACTGAGTTATACAACACTGTTTCTTTTGGTAATAGAGCCATGGTGACTGGTGCTAAAAGAGCAAGAGAATTCACTTCTGCTCAATCTATTATGGAAGGTCAGATGGGAGATGGCATTAAAACGTTTTCCGCTGGTAATCAAGCTATATTTTCGTTTAGTGATTTGATTCAGGATTCCACTCAGTTTAGTTATGGTTTTGCTACGGGTATGCGAGCCATCGGTAACAACATTTCATTTACTGCTGAGCTGTTAGCGTATATGAGTAGAGAGGCTAAAGCAGCTGGGCAAACAATGAGGCAATCTTTGATGGCTTCTTTAAAAGGTGTTAATGGTGTTGTTTTAGGATTAAACTTTGCTGTAACAGTAGGAACCATATTACTAGAAAAATTTGGGAAGAAAGCCAAAGATGCTTCTAAAGATACGGATGAATTAAAAACTCAATCAGAATTAATAGTTAAAGCATTTAGTGGATTTTCTAATGTTTTAGGAAAGTCAACAGAACAGTTACTTCCTATGTATTCAAGTAGAATACAACAAAATATAGAAGATTTAAGAATAGAAGAGATGCTTCTTAAATCTCAAAATACTGCTAGATTAGAATTAAACCTAAGTATATTTGATACTATTAAATCTCAAGAAAAAGCTGCTAAAGAAGGTAAGATTTTAGATAAAAATATACAGTCTTTAACAGAGTCTATAAATAAAAGAAAGGAATCTTCTGAGGTATTAAATAGTGTTGATGAAAAAACACTAGAGGAAATAAACAAAAGAATATCAGCTTTTGAGGAAGAGAGAAAAGTGCGAGAGGCTATACGTGACCTTATAGCGGAAAACATAACTGAGGCGGAAAAAGAAGCCATGGTCGCTGCTGCTAGAGCTAGTGTACCCATAGATGTGCCTGTAGATATTTTAATAGACGATGAAATAGACCCATCACTTCTTGACATGGACTTAGATATTGGGGCACCAGCAGGGTCTTTAGCATTTGATTTGTCTGTTTTAAGTGAGCTTCAGTCTGATTTCCAAAGAGCCACAACAGAAGAAGAAAGAAAAGCTATTGCTGAAAGAATAAAGCTAAAACAGGCTGAAGTAAATAAAAAGCAAGAGCTTATAAAAATGAGCAAAGATTCTGAAGAAAAGTTAGCAGAAGACAGTAATGCTATAACAAAGACTCAGTTAAAGGCTGTGGCACAAACAGCTGCTACTATACTACCTTCTCTTTTTGAAGACCAAAAAGCGTCAGCCATTGCTAGTGCTTTAGTTAATGCTGGCTCCGCCATTATTCGTCAATATTCCGACCTTCCGTTAGCAGCTGCTATACCAGCGTCTATAGCTACGGCAGCAGCAACGCAAAAACAAATACAGCAAATAAAGAATACAAAGTTTGGAGATACTGGTGGTAGTGTATCTGGTGGCGGTGGAGGCGGCACAAGTGCAATATCACCAATATCATCATCTAGTGTTTCTCAACCAACACAAAGCATTACATTTCTACCAAATGCAGCAACATCAGGACAAGCACCTCCAGCTATTGATGTAAAGATAGATAGAGCTGGTTTAGCCGTAGCTGTTGGTAGAGGAGGAAGAGAAATAGGTAACAAACAGGTTAGAGTATAATGCCAACGCTAACGGTAAATACAGGAAGCGTAACTAGACAGTTTGGTACGTTCTCTGCTCAAATGAGCATGAGCGCCTCTAGTAATGTAACCACTACAATGAAGTTGGCTAATATGCCTAAAATATCTCAAGACTTTGATGTACAAGACGAAGTTAATGACCTATCTGAACTTAGAGTAAATATATCTGAGGTATCTATCACAATATTTGATGAGTTAGGGAATGGTAATAGTCTATTTACCTATATAGACGCACTTGGATTAGGTGATACAATACAGATTCAAGTTACTACCCCATCAGGCACTGATTATTTTATAGCCACTAAGTCTTCCTGTGATTATGACTGGCAAGCTAGAAAAGTAAGTATTAAAGCGCAGGCAGCATTAAGATATGATGTTCAAGTCACGAATTATGACATTTCTAGCTACGAGACAAGCGGTGAAACAAACGCAGATGACGGTTTAATTGTATCTAGCGATGTGATTAGGGCATTTTTAGAGGCTCAAGGGTCGTCCCCAACATTAAAGATACTTGGTCATTTTTCTAGTGTTACCAAATCAAATATCACTAGCATACCAGCTCCGACCACTACTAGATACTTAATCTTTGATAGCCAGTACGTTGATACGTATGCCGAAGGTCAAGACGTTGTTTTAAAGTTATCTATCGTTGAAGGCGCTGTTGTAGGAGCTATGATGGGTTATTCTTTTTATGTGCGCAGAAACTTTGCTAGTACATCCGATTCGGATTATTATGCACAGATAGGTTCCGCAGACCTAAAGTCTTTTGGTGTATCTTTTAACGACAGGCACGTTCGTAATTTTGATAGTGTACTAGCCATTCAAGACAATATAGATGGCGCTCAAATAAGTACGTCTGAGACTGAGGAGATAGATGCTACAGGCGCACAAGACATATCCATTAACTACTTTGTACCTGACATGCACACCGTATTTTTTGATACTACGGAGTCACCACAGAAGTGGGAACTAGCAACTACAGGAGCCAGTGCCTTTTCTCAATCCGATATGGACGATATATCCGATGACGCTCGTGACTCCTACAAAAAGAGCTTAGGCATTACGTCTTCGTATTCTGTTGACTTCGAGATATTTGGTATAAGCACACTAAAGCCCTATCAGTTCATTCAGTTTGATTCTGATATACACCCTACTATTAACAGCAAAAAAGTACGCCCATCCTATTTGGAGTATGACCTAGAGTCCGACACGATAAAGGGCGAAGGGTACATCATTGGCTAAGCTCACCGATATAGTAATCATCACCGATTCGGGTGGTACACAAACGCTAACCATCCAAAATTACGCTGAGAGCGATGAACTCCAGTTTTGGGGGTCTACCTTCGATGAAGCAATAGATGGGACGTTACGGAGCAACGTCAGAGGTATTCGTAGAAAAGTAGAGCTCACGTATCAGTTGTGTACGACCCCTGATGACTTTAGGAGTGTATGCAACAACATTGCCACTGACCTAATCAATGGCGCAGAGTTCGTTTATATCGGTATTGATACTGATAATGTATTTCGTGTAGTTTTAGACGATGGATTCGAACATAGAGTTCAATACGCTAATCAGCATGGTCTGTTTATCCCTAAACTTGTATTTAGAAGCACTGAGGGTGACGTAGACATCATAATAGACTTTGAAGATTGGCGGTTCATTACCGAGTCCGTCACCGAAGCCAGAGATTATAGGCTCATAACAGAATCAGTAACTGGAACACCATTAGATTATGGCTTTATCATCTAAAATTACCAATATATACATACGACAAAAGGATTATGATACAGCTAACGATTGGAAGTACGAGTTCATTATAAACAGTGCTGTATCTGAGCTTGGTCAGGTCAATTATGGCTCAGCCTTTGATGAGGCTATAGATGGAAGCCTAAGGCACAATCTTCGTGGGTTCAGAGCTACCGTCAACTTAGATTGGGGTAAACTATTAAGTTCTACCGCAAAGAGAACGTTATTTGGTGGTAGTCAAACGTCTAGCACTATAGGA